GCAAACACTACTTTAGAAGGCATCCAAAGACGCACCGCTGATGCCCCAAAGATGTTTCAGACTGCTCTGAACATTCACTTGGGTAACAATCACGATGCACCTCTGGAAGAAGGCTTAGAGGGTAAAAGGCCTGAAGACATTGTTCACTATTATGTCACCAAGAAGGGTAAAAGCCCTGAGTGGGCCTCAAAGGTTCTTCAGCTTGCCCGTAGCGGTAATGAGGCAAGAGAACGCTACATAAACAGTGGCGATATTGATGCCGACATCGAGAAATTTAGAGGCCGTATGGCTTCCGCTACCAGCCAGCGTTTAAAATCAGATGCCCTTCCTAATTCGCCAACAGCACAGCGTGGTCAAAATCAGTTTGTTGCAGCTGAGACGTGGAAAGACTGGTTCAAAAGTATCGGTAGAGACCCAGCAGCTGGCCTAGCTTTTATTGGTGAAGTTGCTGCCGAAAGTGCCCCACAGCTTGCTGCTGGGCTTTCTGTCGGTTTCTTTACTGGGAACCCCATCGCAGCAGCTGGTGTGCTTGCGTTTACAGCAGCGCCCCGTGAATACGAGGGTGAGGTCAGGTCATTCTTGATGGAGAACGGCGTAGACGTCACAAGCCCACAATCTGTTGTGTCTGCTTTAAATGACCCAGAACTTTGGAAAGAAGCCAACAGCAGGGGCATGACAAAGGCCTCTATTATCTCAGCTTTTGAAGCCGCTGGTATGCTGGCTGGTGGCGGTCTTCTTCGCCAGCTAATTGTACAGCCAGTCACAGGTGGTGCTGGTGAGGCGGCAAGCCTTAAGGTTCTCGATGGTGAAATAGACCAAGAAGGCTGGAAGAATGTGGCTCTGGAGTCAGTTGCTGAACTTGCAACCTCACCAATAGAGGCATCTATAGCCGCTGGTAGAAAAGCCAAGACCAAGATCCTCAAGTCATCTCCAGACGACATGGGTTCCCAAGAGCAAGCCGCAGCTGGATCCCTAGCCCGTCGTATTGACCGTATTGCTAGGCAGGGGGACCTGAACGGTAAGCCTTTCAATCTCAAGAACGTCGACAAGGCCATGGACCAGCACGGTGCCAGAGCGGCCCTCGACGCCACTCACACAGACCTTGTTGGCTCAATCAGCCAGAAGATCAAAGAACTCAAGTCCATCCTGAACATTACCGATGAAGACCCAGCGTCTGTTGTGTTCGAGAAAGTACAGGCTGGTGTCGCCACCAAGATGGCACGTAACAAGACAAAGTCAGTGGTCACCAAGGACAACTTTGATGCCCTTACGAACCTCGTGGGTGACACCAAGGAAGGCCAAGAACTGCTGAACCTTGTGTTGGAAGCACAGGCCCTCACAGAGTTACACAACGACGGCTACCAAGGTGGTGTCAGCCAGTTCACCGACCAGTTCAAGATCTTTGGTTCCAACATTGGCTACGACAGGTCTGCTCAGGCCGTCGAAAGGATGCTGAGACCCATAGTTTCTGTTGGAACAGGCGTAGCTACTGGGGGTGGAACCTTAGCAGCCCAACAAGGTGCCGTACTGGCTGGACGTGCCATAGACGCAGCCACAGGTCGCCGCTCAAAGGTCAACAGGTTCGTCAAGAAGAACCTCAAGTCACCTGAGTTACCCACGCCTGAGGGCTTTAGTTTACGTGAGGTGCAGCAGTTACAGCAGCGGTTGGAACAGCAAGAGACTGAGGCCACAGCCCAGCGCACCGAGGCAGAAACCCAAGAACGCGAACAGCTAAACCTTGAACTTGCCCAACAGAACGCCCCACCGACCCCGACAAGCCCACAGGAAACAATGGAGACGGCGACTGGCCTTGATCGCAATGGTGTTGCTCGGATCCTACGTATCATTGAGGCAACAAACGCCAACCCAGCCCTTCAAAGAGCCATCAAGGATTACCGTAACTCTATTGCCAGAGGTGGGCGAATAGAAGACAACATGATTTCCCCATTGATCAGGGCAGTCAAACAGCAGTTGGCCAGTGAGCCACGTCTGGATGCCCTACGTGTACGTGAGCCTGAGGCAGGGGTCCAGCCCCAGCAGCAGACTTCAGGGCGCATGTTTACATCTGCTGAGAACTATCAGGCTGGCATCGAAGCAAACCAGCAGATGATACAGGAGTTGTCGGATCAGGCAAAACAAGACAACAGTCTGCGCTTAGTTCACAGGAAGCTAATCACGGATGCCCTAGAGGCACTCGGAAAAAACCTAGGACCCAACTCAGAAGCCGCAGCCGCAGCTATAGTTGATCGCCTGATCAACAGCGGAAACGTGCCACAGGCCGCTATAGATCAATATGTGCAGCCCTACGTGGACCGTGTGATTGGTCAGCAGCAAGCCAAGCAATCCCTGCTGGACCGTGGTGCCATGCGCCTGAGCGAAGAGCCAACCTTTGTACCATCTCAAGACTTTGGTGGGACAACTGACGTAGAGATGGCCACAGGCCTAGCTAAGGCTTACCAGTTTGCCAAAGATCGCCAGTTTGCCAAAGGCAGGGACTTCAAGATTGAACTGCAGCGGATGGCCACTGAGGCGCAGCAGCGCGAAGGTATCGATCTGACGCAGCTGACCCCTGAGAACATTGATAGGCTTTCTGACTTTGTTGTGGGTGATGCCTTAGTCGCTCTGCAAGACAACGAGAATGCCATCGGATGGTATGACCGCACGGTTACCAATGCCTTGAACACGCTGTCTCAGGTCTACCCAGAGATCCTTACCAACGACAAGAACAAGCTACAGTTCATCTGGGCACTTGCAGTGACATCTAATGGAACCAAGGTCGACAAGAACTTTGAGTTGGCCGCAGCTGCATATGAACACCTACAGCGCACAGGCCGCTTCCCGACCGACATCGGTATCGGTGAGGCCGCCAAGGCTATCAATGGTGGCTTGGCCCAGTACCACACAATGCTGGAAAAGTTTGACCGTAAGACCAACAGCGACGAGGGTGACCACAGGTTGCTGGCCGACTTTATGAACTCACAGGTCCCAGTCAAGCAGATCGAGGCTGAGTATGACGTAAAGATCAGCGGCGAAGGAAAAGCCACTCTGGTACGGGGTGCATCTATCCTTGGACCCAAGATTGGCAACGGTTTCTTCAGCAACCTGTATGGTAACTTTGATGCCCTGACCATGGACCGCTGGCTCATGAGATCTGTGGGCCGCTGGCGTGGTAATCTGATTGATATCAACAAGCCAATGATCAAAAAGAAGCAATCTGAGATCAAAGGTATGATCTCTGGTATGAGCAAGGATCAACTTAAGTCCCTACGTGCTTATCTGAGGGCATCTGGCGTCAGGATTGGCAAAACGATGTCAAAGACCGACATAAACGATTTGTCTGCATACATTGCAAAGCAATCGACATCCAAGCCATGGCGCGAAGGTCTGAATGTAATTTCCAATGATGTCAGGAAATCGGCGAACGGACTTGCAAAATACCTAGATGGTCAGGTAGAGGCCCCAGCTGGTCCAAAGGAGCGAGATTTTATCAGAGCTGTGTTTACAAAAGCACTTGATCGTCTCAACAACAACCCGATAGTCAAACAGGCGTCAAGCGAAGGTTTGACCATGAGTGATCTACAGGCTCTCTTGTGGTATCCAGAAAAGCGCCTATATGATACAGCAAAGGCCCCAGAAGGGCAGGAAAGCCGAGGATATTCTGATGACGAAGCGCCAGACTATGCAAACGCAGCCAGAAAACTTGTCGAAGCAAGGCCAGAAGTGGCTGTCGGAAGTGGATTGGGATCTGTTGGACGAGATGGATCTGGAGGACGAGGGCCAGCCCTTGCCAATGCAGGATTACTCTCCGATGTCCCCCAAGCAAGGCAGCAACTAGATGAAGCCCCAGCAGGAAATCCGAGAGGTGCCTTATTCAACGCTGAAGAAAATCCGCAAGGAGTTGCAGGAACTCTCGCGCAGAGAATGCTACAGCAGCCCAACGGTCAAAATCAACTGGGAACCAGCCCCCCAACAGTTCACGAAGCATCTGCCCAAAAACCGCTCGTAAAGGCACTCTTTGAGATAGGTAAAAAGGGTTCTAAGTACGAGAACGGGATCCAGTCTATCGAAGACGCACGTAAACTTGCCAAAGCCCTCGGTCAGTTTATCAACCTATACTCAGACCAGCAAAAGATGCTTAAGGATATTGGTATTCCTTCTGATAGAACTGGTGTCCGAGGTATGTTTACAAAGGATTACCAGCGAGGTGGCTCGACTGGTGAAGTCTTTGGCTTGAAAGCAGGGGCACCATTTGAAGGGGAGGCCATCACCGACTTTGGTTCTCTTGCCACTTTCTTACATGAGGTATCTCACGGTCTTGCTATGGGTCCCTCTTCCAGTGAGCGCGGAGTCCTTACCGAAAGCGACTTGGTCGACGGTAAAAACAAGCTGAAAACGAGGGATAAAACAGAAGACACAATTCGTGGAAGCTGGGAAAGCGCACTTCTGCCTCTGCTTGCAAAAGCCAACGGTACAGTCGTCAAGGAAATCCAGAACTTACAGCATAACATCGAGGTTTACTCCGAGAAAAACCCAAATGACCGCAGGGTCGTCAGACTCATTGCAGATCTCAAGCAGGAATATGCCGATCACGAAGATATGATACGCAGTGATTACCCGTCACTGACTGATAAACAAGTAAATCAGGTTCTAAGGGACCATAAGCGTTTTGTGGACAAGCATTCTGACTATGTTCAATCCCTGTCAGAGTTTGCCGTGGATCCAATCTGGGTCTACCTCGCCAACCCACGGCTGGCCAAGGAAGTGATGCCTGAGACCACCAAGATGATCAGGGAGAACTTCCGCGCAGCTAAGAACCCCATTGTCCAGTTCTATGCCCACCCACTGGCAATGGGTGTTGCCATCATGCTGGCAATAATGGCCCAGCAGGAAGCAGCCGACGACGAGGAAGAGCAGCAGCAGCAACAAATGCCAGCTGGTGCCCTGTCCCCTCAGATGGGCGTCCTGTCAGCCGCCTAAAGCAATAAACTCACCAAGGAGACATTGAGATGAGTTCCCACACGACCTTCGACCTCGTGGAGATGCTGGAGTCCTTTGAGAAAGTCAAAGGTTCCACCATCATAAGCGAAGATCAAAAGTACATCATCTGGGGCGAGATGCTGCTGTCACTACCACCGCAGCAATTCTTCAGAGGATGTCCAGAGACCTACAGGATCGTCGCTGGAATCATCTCAAAGCAGTTACAGAAAGGCCAAGATGCCCAAGCCAAAGCAGCCCCGAAAAAAGGCTCCCGAAAAGGAGCTAACGCACCCCAAAAAGGCAACGCCAAAGAAGAACCATTACTTCTCGAACCTGATGAAAACACCAGAAGGCCGCGCACTAAGAAAACAATGGTCAACAAAGCCCCGTAAGAACTCTGGGCGACCCGTGGGTGTAGTCGACGGCTATACGAAAGAAATGCTTGTGCCCATAAGGGAGAAATCCATGAAAGAAGCAGAAGAAATCGTCAAAAAGATGTCCAAAGATTACAACATCGAGGACGAGTACGCCAAGGAAGCCCTCAAGACTGCGGTTCAGATCATGCGTGAACCAGCGCAGAACCGAGACAAGCTGGCAGCTGCTCGAATGGTCCTTGATTTTACCAAGTCAAAGCCCGTGGCAAAGTCCGAGGTGGCCATCGGCAAGGCCGAGGCTTTCCTCAGTTCCCTGCTAGAGGACGACGATCAAGGAGTGAGCGATGGATCCCAAGTTACGGACGGTTCGCAAACGTCTATTCACTGAGTTTGACTTCTATTCCAAGAATGCGCTCAAGATCCGCACCAAGCAGGGGGACATCTCTGCTCTAAACCTCAAGCCAGCCCAGCGCCTTCTGAATGACGCAGTGGAGCAGCAGATGGCCACTGAGGGCAAGGTCAGGATCATCATCCTAAAAGCCCGTCAGCAGGGCCTCAGCACCTACGTGGGCGGCTACCTGTATTTCTCAGTGAGCCAGAGACCAGCCTGTAAGGCGATGGTAATCACGCACCACTCGGACAGTACCCGTGCCCTCTTTGATATGACTAAAAGGTATCACGACAACTGTCCCGATGTGCTTAAGCCCCACACCAAGTATAGTAGCCGCCGAGAGTTGTCTTTCGATGTCCTCGACAGCAGCTACGTGGTGGCAACGGCAGGTGGTGATGCCATCGGACGGGGCGAGACCCTGACCCATGTACACGCATCGGAACTTGCGTTCTGGTCCAAGACAACGGCAGCTGAAAACTGGAACTCCCTGACGCAGTCTGTGCCCAATACCAAGGGCACTGCGATCTTTGTGGAGTCCACGGCCAACGGTGTCACGGGTGTCTTCTATGATCTGTGGAAGGGTGCCGTGGATGGCAGCAACGGATATGTGCCCGTGTTCATACCTTGGTATCTGGATCCTGAGTACCGAGAGGACGTCCCAGAGAACTTTGAGAGGACCCCAGAAGAAGAGGACCTCGCAGAGGCCTATAACTTGGACGACGGCCAGCTGATGTTTCGTCGGCGCAAGGTTGCTCAAAACGGCCTCGATCTGTTCAAACAGGAGTATCCAGCCGAGCCTGAGGAGGCCTTTCTGACCACTGGTCGTCCCGTGTTCAATCCAGAGCAGCTGCAGAAGCGGCTTGGAGAGACTGAGGACGTCAAGCAGCGGCTGGCCCTAGAGGCTGAAGAGTGGCTGAACAACGCCCGTGGTGAACTGTCGACCTACAGGCTCCACGACGAGGGTGAGCAGTATGTCATTGGTGCCGACGTGGCTATGGGTGTCCGCAATGGCGACTACAGCGTTGCCCAGATCCTCGATAGCAAAAAGAGACAGGTGGGAACTTGGCGTGGCCATGTGCATCCCGACTACTTTGCCGAGGTCCTCTTTAGGCTCGGTCAGTATTACAACGAAGCCCTGATCATCGTAGAGAACAACTCTCATGGGATCTTGACCTGTACGCGCCTCGGAAAAGACATGGCGTATCCAAATTTCTACACAGAGATACAGGTCGATAAACTGACAGATCGGGAAACCATCAAACTTGGGTTCACAACCACGGCCAAAACCAAGCCGTTGGTCATCGACCAGCTGAGAGCCAGCGTCAGGGATGACGAGATCGAACTAAACGACAAAACCACAATCCGCGAGATGCTGACGTACATCGTCACAGAGTCGGGATCAATGGAAGCCGAGGCTGGCTGTTATGACGACTGTGTCATGGCACTGGCCCTGTGCAATCACGTCCACGAGGGTGCGTGGGAACCTATAGAGGCAAGCAATGATTACTACGTTGAAATGGTCTAAATAACATGGCTAAAAAATCAGAATACAAGAAGCTGGATGACGACCAGATTGTCACGATCATCGACAACAATTCCCGTCGATCCATTGGCTACTATGACAGTCAGATCAGCAGGGAACGGCAGAAGGTCGTTGACTACTACAACGCATCCCTTCCTAGGCCAGCCCATGACGGAAACAGTAAGTACGTCTCACAGGACGTCTATGATGCCGTGGAGAGTGCCAAGGCTGCCTTGTTGGAGACCTTCAGCAGCGGCAACAAGATCGTCAGATTTGCCCCTCAGGGTCCTGAGGATGTGGCCATGAGTACGGTCTGCACCGAGTACACATCTTTTGTTGCCCAGCGCCAAAATGACCTCTTCAGTGTCATGCAGACAGCCCTGCACGACGGCCTGATAGCACGGGCTGGTATCGTCAAGGTTTACTGGGCCAACAAGACCGACAGCCATCTAGAGTCCGTTGAGGATCTCACAGAAGATGAACTGGATGCCCTACTGGCTGATGACAACGTCGAGATCGAGGAGATCGTCGAGGATGAACTGGGGCTTTACAGTGGTGAACTGCGTGTCACCCGTGACACCTCACAGGTCGTCATAGAGAACATCAGTCCTGAAAGTTTCCTCATTGAGCCACAGGCCAAGAGCCTTGATAGTGTGAATTTCTGTGCCCACCGCACAAAGATGACCATCAGTGAACTCCGAGAGATGGGGTATCCTGAGAAGATCATCGACAAGATTGGCGACCATGAGGACGTCGACATAGACACGGATCCTGAGGTCCTCGCACGTCACCAGAACATCGGTGCAGACAGAGGTTGGAGTGCGGATCCGTACCAAGACCAAGTCCGCAGCGTCCAAGTCATCGAGGCCTACATTGACCTTGATGTGGATGCAGATGGAACCACAGAACTCTACCGCGTCGTCAAGGCTGGCAACGTGCTTCTGGAGAAAGAACGTGTGGCCCGTAGGCCCTTTGTGGCGTTTGTACCACTGCCTGTCCCTCACGCCTTCTATGGTAATAACTTTGCCGAGAAACTGATGAGCATCCAGAATGCTCGGACGGTCCTCACAAGGTCGATCCTAGATCACACTATGATCACCAACAACCCACGCTACGTGGTGGTCAAGGGCGGCCTGAGTAACCCAAGGGAGCTGATTGATAATCGCGTGGGCGGCTTAGTAAATGTCACTAGGCCCGATGCGATCCAGCCGATGCAGCAAGCCACCCTGAACCCGTTTGTGTTCCAGACGATCCAGATGCTGGACGAAGACAAGGAAGACACCAGCGGTATCTCCAAGATCAGCCAAGGCCTGAACAAAGACGCCATCAGCAAGCAAAACTCGGCTGCCATGGTCGAGCAGCTGGCAACCATGAGCCAGCAGCGCCAGAAGATTATCGCACGTAACTTTGCCAATGGTTTCCTGAAGCCCCTCTACCAGCTGATCTACCAGCTGTGTGTTGAGAACGAGGATGACCAGAAGATCGTGGAACTCGCTGGCCAGTACGTGATGGTCACCCCGTCCCAGTGGTCTGACAAGCGTGACGTAAGCGTCGAGATGCACCTAGGCTACGGTGAGCAGGAACGTGAGGCACAGAAGTACCTGTCGTTCCACGCCCTGCTGTCACAGGATCCAAGCATGGGTCAGATGTACGGCCCAGAGCAGCAGCACCGCCTGATGAGCCATGTGATGGAACAGAGCGGCATCAAGAACAGTGCAGACTACTTGATGAACCCAGCCCAGATCCCACCGCAGGAGCCTGACCCAGCGCAGCAAATGGCGATGGAGATGCAACAGAAACAAATGGAACTTCAGGAACGCCAGACCAGCGTTGCCGAGATGAAGGCCCAAATGGATGCCCAGATTGCACAGATGAAACTACAGCTGGAGCAAATGAAAGCCCAGCAGTCGTTTGCACTGCAATCTGACAGCATGGACCTCAAAGAGTCACAGCTTGAACACAAGAAGTATGTGGACACTGAGGAACTCAAGATTGCTCGGACAGCAGACGACGTCCGCGCTATCGCCAGCCCAACGGGCTAATTGTAACCACCACCCAAGGAAAAGAGCAAAATGCAGGACCAAGAAGAGCAACTGCGGACTCGTGGTGACCAAGCGGAACAGCTGCTTGGCTCCGAGGCCTTCAACGACGTTATCAACGGTCTGGTCGAGAGTACCTTCCAGACCTTTGTTAACTCACCTGTCTCGGACAACGAGGCAAGAGACAATGCGTACCGCCACTATCGGGCTTTAGTCGACGTGGTCAACACATTGAAACAGCGTGTTTCCATACGTGACGAGATCGTAGCGAAATACGAAATTAACACTGACGACACCAGTCAAGAGAACGAGTAGGACCATCTAATGGCAGACGTCCAAGATACTAACTCTGAACCCCGTGCGCTCGATCTAGATGACGCAGCGGATGCAATCCTAAATCGGTGGTCGGACGGCGAACAAAGCCCATCCGAAGTCGATGACGAAGATGCAACATCAGACAATGACGAATCCATCGATGAACAAGAGACAGTCGATGATGATGAGGTTGATCCTGATGCTAACGACACCGAAGACGCCGAGGACGATGGCGACACTGAGGATGACCAAGAGGACCCTGACGAAGAGGCCGATGACGACGACACTGATGATGACCAAGAAGCTGATGACGATGACGACACCGACGAGGACAATGAACCTCAGGTGCTGTCAGATGAAGCAGTCCTTGAAATCATGGTCGACGGCAAGCCCCAACAGGTATCCGCAAAGGATCTGAAGCGTCTCTACGGACAAGAGCAGTCTTTGACCCGTAAGTCTCAAGACCTAGCTGCCACGCGAAAACAGGCCGAAGAAAGCCTCGCCAAAGCAGATATATCGTACCGCAAACTGATTGAACGAGCCGAGGCGCGTCACAAGCCCTACGCCGAGGTGGACATGCTTGTCGCTAGCCGACAGATGGACCCTGAGGAGTTCGGAAGACTACGCCAAGAGGCCAAGGAATCAGAAGCGGATCTCAAGTTCCTAAAGGAAGAAGCCAACGCATTCTATGCCGAGGTTCAGACCAACATGCAGCAACAGCAAAAAGAGGCTGCGGCTGACTGTGTCAAAGTCCTTCAGGATCAAGTGCCCGACTGGGGTAACGACTTGTATGACAACATAAGATCTTATGCTGTTAAGTCGGGACTACCAGCTGAACAAGTTGATCAATACGTTGACCCCCATGTCATCATGCTGATTAACAAAGCACGTCTATACGACGAGAGTAAACTTGCCGCCTCGACCAAGAAGGCCAAGGCAACCATGAGCAAGAAGAAAAAGTCAGGACGCAAAGTGCTTACGTCAAAGAAGGCACCACCAACTCAAATTGACAACTTGAAAAGTCGTCAGAAGAAGGCTCAAGATCTCATTAGAACTAATGCATCGAGGGCTGGTGACTTGGACGATATAGCAGAGGCATTGTTGGCGCGTTGGGAGCAGTAGCAACCAACTCAAGGACAACACTATGTCTACTTTTACTACATACAATCAGGTCGGTAAGGCCGAGTCAGTTTCTGACATAATCACGGACATCACACCTACAGACACGCCAGCTTTTACCATGTTCAAGTCAGAGAAAGTATCTGCTCGGAACTTTAGCTGGATGGAAGACAGTTTGGCCGCAGCAGCGGTAAACGCACAGGTCGAAGGGGCTGACGCCTCAATGGCCACACTCACTGCAACTACAGAGCGATCAAACACAACACAGATCCTCTCTAAGGCGTTTCAGGTAAGTGCAACTAGTGATGCCATCCGTACCTACGGACGTGCAAAGGAAACTGCGTACCAACTGGGCAAAGCCCTCAAAGAAATCAAGCGCGATGTTGAGCGCGCCCTCGTGGGTGTCTCTCAGGCAAGCGTTGCTGGATCAGCCAGTGCAGCCCGTAAGATGGCTTCTGTCGACCAGCAGATTTCTACAACCGTCGACGCAGGAAGCAATGCAACCGATGCCCTTACAGAAGCGAAACTTCTGTCATTGGGTGAAGACTGCTTCAACAATGGTAGCGATCCGAGCGTAGCTATGATCAAGCCAGCCGATGCCACTATTGTCGCAGGATTTGCTGCGGCGTCTGGCCGTAACCGTGAGATCGCTCAGGGCAAGAACCTTGTCAATGTGATCGACCTCTATGTTAGCCCGTTAAAGAACCTAGCGGCCTAGTAGAGCAATCTACTTTGAAGAACTCTGTGAACTCAGGGGACGTCTCTATGAGATAATCCTGAGCCAAGCCTCTTATGAGGAAGGTGCAACGACCATCCACGGCAGTGGAGTAGAGCCAAGCGGCTCCAAGCGCAGAGCATCCCCTTGGGATGATGATATGGTCTGATCTATATGGCGACATATAGCAGTCGAGAGACGGCCTTAGACTAGCGATCTAAGGTGAACACAAATGATGGTGAATACAAGGTGGTCCTAAACCGCCACCAGCTGACGACACACCTGTTCTTGATCGATCCTTCGATGTTCAAGACAGCAGTTCTGCGTCCGTTTACTCGCACACTTCTCGCGAAAAATGGTGACTCAGATCGTCACTATGTCGTCGGAGAAATGTCAGTCAAGCACTCTAGCTTCGCGGACTCAGGAATGATCACAGGCCTTTCATAAGTTAAGGCCTCGATCTTGGGTCCGACCTAGGCACCAGAAGATCCCCTCGTGGGAGTTTTTGCTCTCCTTCTCTCACGAGAGGGGGACACTGGTGGTCTATGGTCGGACCCTTTTTATTTCACAGATAACCAAGGGGACATTTGTTGATGTCTAGCACTACAGAACAAACGAGCCTCGTAGGGGTTCAAACAGATTTCCTAGTTGAGGGCGGCGACCTTGTGCAGAAGCACACCCAGAACATCAGCCAAGCCTTCCTAGACGACCTCAAAGACAGTCGTAATTCATCCACAGCCCAGCGCGAGAAAGAGTTCATGCGTGTGGCCTCGATCCCAACTGTGGTGGTCGAAAAGTGGATGCGCGAAGGCTTCAACATTTGGGAAGTGACGGGCCAAGAGATCGTCAAGCGTCTCAAAGATCAAAACCTAGATGGCTTTATGGCCACTGACAAACGGGTGTAACAAATGAACAAAGGTGACATCAGAACACACTTTAAGGCGCTGCTAAACCGCAGTGACTGCACGGATGCTTTGGCTGACACCTTTGTGGATCAGTCGATAGCACGGATCCAGAGAACTCTTCGGATCCCATCGATGGAGAAGCAGCAGTCGTATACGATTAGCGCAACCACGACGCTTCTTGTGCTCCCTAATGATTTCTTAGAGATCATCAACTTGTACTACGACAACACAAGCCTCACTCGTGTGCCTCTCAGTCAGATCATGGAGTACAAAGATGCAGGCGAAAACGGCACTCCCAAGTTCTTCACTCGTGAGGGCAGTAGCCTGCTGATTTACCCATATCCAACATCTGGGTCGGTCAAGCTGAACTACTATGGTCAATTTGCAGATATGACCTCTGACAGCGACGAGAATGCTCTGGCTCAGGCGTCATCTGATCTGATTATCTATGGCGCACTGTCGTATGCCAGTGACTACTACTTGGACGAGCGTGGTCCTGTGTTCGACCAGAAGTTCATGCAGTTTCTAGCTGAGATACAAGAGCAAGCCAATGACGCCGAGACGTCT